AAGCCCTCCCTCGGAAAAGTGGTGAGGATTGAGAGAATAAACCCTTGCTGTAAAATCTGTGGAAAACCACCACATGAATATATGGGGATGCATAATTATGAGACTGTTGGAGAAGTGAAGTGGAAGATAACGCTGGAGGTGGATTGACATGCGAGAGTATAAATTCAGGGCGTGGGACAAAGGAGCAAAAAAAATGAGGAACGACTTGCTGATTTACTTTGACGGAAAGATTGGCAGCTATAGCACCGAAGCTGCCTACGAAGTAATGCAATCAGAATATGTCGTCATGCAATACACTGGGTTGAAAGACTGCAAAGGCAAGGAAATCTACGAGGGCGACATCGTAAAATTTGATTACGGAATAGACAAACCACGCGCAATAGAAATTCCAAACATCTTTTTTTCCATTGAGTTTTCAGGATTTCAAGAAGCGGATATGGAGGTCATCGGCAACATCTGGGAAAACAAGGAGTTGATAAAGTAAAAGTATCTCCCCGCCCGAAGGCGGAGGCTTTAGACGGTGAAAAACATAGCATCTGAAAAATATGGCAGCCTCGACAAATAGAGCAAGATAGGTGATTTTACATGTTGAACCTGATAAACGCAGACTGTATCTTAGAATTGGCAAAGCTGCAGGAGAACTCTATTGATGCAGTCATTTCAGACTTGCCCTACGGAGTTACTCAAAACAAAGCAGATAAAACACTCAATATGGAAATATGGTGGAAAGAAGTAAAGCGCGTCCTAAAACCAAAAGGGAATGTGGTGCTGACTTCTCAGTTTCCATTTACCTCTGAACTGATAAATGGTGCAAGTATCTCGTTCAAATACGACTTAATTTGGGATAAACGTCTTGTTAGTGGCTTTTTGAATGCCAACAGAATGCCTTTGCGCTGCCATGAGCACATTCTCGTTTTCTATGATGCGCTCGGAGTGTTCAATCCTCAATTTACAAAAGGAGAACAAAGCCACTCAAAAGGAAAGATGCTGACAGATGTAAATAGAAATTATGGGAAATATGGCAAAGTTGATAATGCAGAGAAACACCAAGACAACAAATTCCCAACATCAATAATCAGAATAGATAAGGTGCATTCGTCAGTCGCAGTGCATCCGACTGAGAAACCAGTCGAACTTGCAGAGTGGCTCGTTAAATCCTACTCTAATGAAGGGCAGACTGTTCTTGATACGTGCTTTGGGGTGGGCTGGACACCAATAGCCTGCAGGAATCTTAACAGGAACTTTGTTGGGATGGAGATAAACAAAGAATACTGCGACATAGCACAGAAAAGATTGGAAACTACGCCAATTCCTCCCACAGCTAAAGCAGTGGGTATCATTGGCGAGTGATTTTATGAAGATAGTCAGAGAATTAACCCCCTCGGGAAAGTGGTGGGGATTGAGAAGGTAGAGGAAAGCGCGGGTGAGGACGCCATCGGTGGTGGGGGCAATGCCCTTCATTCAGGCGTTCCCGCGCCCTCAAAGTGGAAGATAACGTTGGAGGGGATTGACATGCGAGAGTATCTTGGTAGGTTCAAGACCAAAGAGGAAGCAGCCAAAGTTAGGAAAATAGAAGAGGAGAGGCGATTAAATGATATTTAGCAAGACAGGAATAGATGGCATCCCGTTGTGGTTCTTAATCTGGCAAGGTCGCAAGTCCATAACCCGACGCCCTCCGCCATGCAAACATTGTAAGTATAAGGAATGGGAACACTCTGAAAATCAACACATATGCTCGGTTTCTTCATTTACAGAAGAGGAAGATGAAAATGGCGACCCGTATTCATACACAACCCACTACGAGCCAGACCTCTCCAAGTGGCAGCCGAAAACACATGATTGTGATGGATGGCAGTGCGACACATGCGACAACAAGACATGCCGAGATTGCGGGGGCGTAATGGACAACGATGGAAATACAGCGTGTGCAGAATGCCAAGAACGCGAAGGGCTTGAGCCAGCTATGGGGCGTAAGCAAAAGCAGCGAATAGATGCGCTAAAGGAAATCGCCGTCCAGCCAACGAGTTGCACGTGTGCAATCTGCAAGAACTGTGGGGGATGGAGAGAGATGCATATAAAAGACGATTTTATAGCTTCCGAAGAAATACACATAATGTTTTTAGAAGGAGAGAAAATAGCGTTTCATTTTAAAGACGAGCCAATAACAACAAAACACGTTGTCTGCAACAACTACTCCCCCCTCAAGGTAAGGATAAAGAGCGTGATGATGGAGAGCGAGTGGCGCAGTGAAATAGAAAAAGCCGCTGACAAAGTAGCAGCAGTCAATACACCACACGCAAGGCAGGTCTATATAGAAAAGGCAGAGGAAAATGATGCCTTCTATGAGGGCTTCTCAAGCTGGGAAAAGCTACAAGAGGCACTGAGCATATACCCGAAAGGCACGAAATTGGCGAGGATTGAATTTGGGAGGGATTGAGATGCAAGAGTGGCTCGGAAACACTTTTATAATTTAGCCTCCAAACAGGTGTAACATGGCAACGAAACTGGTGCGGATAAGCGAGAAACTCTACAAAGACTCCAACGGCAAAGGAAAGACCACGTCCCAGGCCATAGACAACCATGTAGCAGAATTGGAGGCGCGCGCCAAGGCAGCTGTAACAGAGGACAAACTCAGGCGCGTGGTCAAGGACGCGGTGCAGGAGGCGCTGGAGGGCATGAGACAATGAAGACCCACCCGACAATCGAAATCCAGATCAGCAACACGGAGCGCATGGAGGGGGAGAACCCGAATGTGCTCACCAACCAGGCCATGGACGCCTTCCGCTCGAGCGTCAAGACCTTCGGGCAGGTGGTCGACCAGGTGGTGGTGGACGACTGCGAGCTGGAGCCCGAGCGCAAAGCCCGGCTGAACGGCAAGTTCCTCATCATCAACGGGGAGCACACCCTGCAAATCCACAAGGAGGAGGGGGAAGCAAGCGCCCAGGTCAAGCTGGTGCGATGCAGGAACGATGCCGAAAGGCGCATCCTGCGGGCTATCCTCAACGGGCGGTACGGCAAGAACGACCCAGAGGCCCAAGCCCAGGAATACCTCAAAATCCTCAAGGCGAACGAGGAAAAGACCCTCTTCGCGCTCGCAAACATAAGGGAGACCGAATTCTACAACACCCTGAAAATGGCTGCCCAGGACGAGCCGAAGGACATCGTGCCGGACGTGCCGGAGGAGCCAATCACCCGGCCGGGCGACATCTGGCAGATGGGCGACCACAGGCTCATATGCGGCGACTCATGCCTGCCCGAAACCTACGACAAGCTCATGCTGCCGCGCGAAAAGGCGCACGTGGTGGTGACCGACCCGCCCTACGGTATAGACTATATCAATAAAAAAGATACAAAAAGAACCACGACCAAATGGAGGGCGATTAAAAATGACGACCTCACGGAGAACGCATCGCAAGATTTTTGTGCGGGTTTCTTACGGCAAATGAAGGAAAATACCACTCTGGACAGCGCCTACTATATCTTCTCTGAGATGAAGATGATTCATTATCTCATTGCTGCACTCACTGAGGAAAAAATTTATTATGCCCTTCCTCTCATCTGGAGCAAGACGTATCGCCTTAATGCCGTCTTTCCATCTTCTACTTGGGACAATTATCGGCCCGATTATGAGGTCATAGTTTATGCTGGAGAAGGGGCAAAGAACTCCACAAAAAGGTGGTATGCAAAATATGACCAAAACACAACATGGAATATAAAACCAGACTACAACGTAGACTATCAACACCCCACTCAAAAGCCCGTCGAACTCGCAGAACGCGCCCTCCTCAACTCATCCCGGGAGGGGGAAACCTGCCTCGACCTCTTCGCAGGCTCCGGCTTTTCCCTCATAGCCTGCCACAAACTCAAACGCATATGGCGCGGAATCGAGCTGGAAAATTCATACTGTGATGTGATAGTAAAACGTTGGGAGCACTATGCCCAGACCAAGGCAACGCTCACCAGGGACGGAAAGGACATTACGGACGAAATAGACACAAAAACACCATAACAGGGAACCCAAATGGAAGAAGAACCCCCCCCAAAGCGCGCGGAAAGCGCCCAAATTGGCACTGAAAAGCAGCCTGCGGACACCATGGGAGCAACCAAAGAACAGCCAAACGTCGCGCAAACGCGGGGGGAGGCTTTACAAGTCCTACGCAAGGAGCGCACCCACAGGAAGAAGGCACAGATGTTGGAGGCTTTGGCAAGGCTCAAGGGGGCGAACATAACACAAGCGGCGCAGTTGGCGGGGATAAGCAGGCAGACGCACTATGACTGGTGCAATGCCGACCCGAAATACAAGGAGAAGGCATACAGCCTCTTCCAAGAGCTGGGGGACACGCTGGAGAGCGTCGCCTACTCTATGGCGATGGAGAAGAACCCGACCGTGCTGCTGGCGACCCTTAAAGCCAAGTTCAAGGAAAGGGGCTGGGGCGACAGCCCGCAGGCAGCGGTGCAGACCAACGTCCAGGTCAACACGCACGAAATCACCTTCGAGCAGATAAAGGCGGCAGCGAACAAGGTGCTGGAGGCGAAGTACAAGAAGGCGGCACCATGATTCCGAACAAATACCACCACCCGCGCAACGCGGTCTTCAAGGCGGGAAAGAACTACCTCAAGCGCATTGGAAAGTGCAATCCGCGCAGATGCGGAGCAGCATGCTGCCGATTTTTCCATTGCCGGCAATACCAATATGCGCGCTATTTTGCAGGATTTATGGATGCGAAAATCAAAGCCGATGGGAAGGGGGGAGCATTCATAAATCGCCCATGCAAGTTCCTCAAGAACAACCGGTGCACCCGTTGGAAGAAAAGACCGGTGCCATGCTACCAATTCCCGATTCCAAGCGACGAAGTCTACAAGCAAGTGAAAGGAAAATGCAGCTATAGGTTTGTCCGCATCACGCGCAAGGAATATGAACGGGGGATAGAAAAGCATGGAAAGCCCCAGCCCAAGTGACCTCTCCCCCTTCATAGGCCTGCTTTTCGGAGTGGAGCCGTACCCGTACCAGAAGCGCATAGTGGACGCGCTGTTCGACCCTGGCAAGCGCAAGGTGACCATACGCGCGACCACCCGGGCCGGGAAGAGCTACTGCCTTGCGATGGCGGCAATAATGTACGCCTCCATGAAGGACGGCGTGCGCGTCGGCATCATAGCCCCCACCTACCCGAAGACGAAAATCATCATGAACTACATAGCCGACCTGCTCGCCTCCAACCCGACCTTCGACCAGATCGTCATGGTGGAAACCCAGGGGCTCACGCGCCTCGAGCGCCTGCGCAAGGAGGTCAGCAAGCAGCGCATCACATTCAAGAACGGCAGCAGCATAGAAATCAAGAGCGTGGACATGACCAGCCGGGGCTTTGGCGTTACAGGGTGGGCGTACGATTGCGTGATAGTGGAGGAAAGCGCCGAAATAGACGACGAGAGCTACGCGAAAATCTACCGCATGCTGGTGGAAAGCGAGCACGCCAAGCTTGTCGAAATAGGCAACCCGTGGACGCTCGGGCACTTCTACCAGCACCACAACGCGGAGGATTGGGAGAAAATCCACATCCGCTGGCAGGACTGCGTGGACGCGGGGCGCATGACCAAGGAGGCGGTGGACGACCAGCGGAACAACCTCACCGACCTGGAATTCCAGGTGCTCTTCGACGCCGAATTCCCGGACGAGGTCGAGATGGCGGTGTTCACCAAGGAGGCCATAGCCAAGTGCGCCGAGAAAAGCCAGGAGAACGAATACGACAAGTACCTCATAGGGGTGGACGTCGCGCGCGGAGGCCGGGACAGGAGCGTCATCACGCTGGGAGGGGTGAGTGGGCGCAGGGTGGACTTCATCCGGAACAGGGTGATGGACACGCGCGACATCATGGCGGTGGCGGGCGCGGTCACTCAGATGGCGGACGAATTCCCTGCTGACAAGGTGAGGATAGCCGTGGACTGCGTGGGCATGGGGGCCGGGGTGCACGACCGCCTGAAGGAGCTCAAATACAACACCTACCAATTCATATCCGGCAACAAGGCGAACGATGCGCGCCACTACAACCTGAAGACCGAGGCGGCGTTCAGGATGAACGAGATGATGAAGGCGGGCAACCTGCGGAACGTCCCACAGGCAAGCTCGTACACGCTGCAGCTCCGCGCGTGGACTTACGAGGTCAGGAGCGACCGCAAGCTGAAGATAGTCGACCCGGAAGGCAAGAGCCCGGACTATGCCGACTCGCTCCTCATAATGGCGTATCTCGAAATCTACTACGGCATGACCGAGGTCAGGACCGCAACAAGGGGCATGCAATAAACGCCGGAATCAAAACGCTTAAAAAATTTGCCTGAATAAAAGCCTCGGACAGATTGCGGTCGAGATAGCGGGGCAACCTATGGCATTCAGCTTCCTTAATTTTCTCGTGCAGACAAAGGATGAGGCGGCACGCGCAATCGACGAGAAGGTGTCTGCGGCAATCCGCCCAATAAGGGGATGGGGCAGCTCCGTTACGAAAAGCCAGGAGGTGCTCTTCCAAACAGCAGCGCTCGGGCAGCTCTACGACTACGCGCAGCAGAGCGACACCTACCGCACCATAATCTGCACCATACAGCGAGAGCTTTTCCGCAACGGCGGGGAATGGCACGAGAAGTTCGGGGTGAAGTGCGCGACGTGCTCCAAGGAATACGAGGCAAAGCCGGACAAATGCTCATGCGGCTCGACCGGCATGCGCGAGCCGGATGCCTCGCAAAAGACAACATTCGACGAATTCCTCGTTAAGGCTAACATGAACGGGCACCCGCTCCTTGAGGTCTGCGAGCATATGGAGCCCGACCTCGAGGTGCTCGACAACGCATTCCTCGTCCTGGTGAAAAGGTACTTCTACGGGCCGGACGGCGAAATTACGAGCGGGCAAATAGTCGAGATGCTCCGCGCAGACCCGCTCTATATGAGGAAAATAGTGGACATGCAGGGGCGCCCCGGCTACAACTTCGAGAACGGGCTCCCGAGCATGGTATGCCCAGAGCACAGGGGCTACGAGCAGAACGGCAAGGCGCGCTGCGGGCAGTGCGGCAGGCGGCTCTACCCGGCGCACTTCAAGACCTGGAACGTGCAGAACACCGTCTACTACTTCGCGGGCGAGTGCATCCACCTCACCAAATACACGAAGACGCTCTACTATGGCTTCCCCCCGGCGCTCACGATTCTCAAGAAGGTGCAGACTCTGCTCGCCATGGACAATATGATGAACCGCTCCTACTACGGGCAGAAGACCCCCAAGGGGCTGTTCCTCCTCAAGACGAGCAACGTGGACAGCGCCTCCAAGGAATGGGAGGCCTTCCTCGACAGGTCGCAGAAGGACCCATACGGCATATACCCGATGTTCATGCCGACAAGCCAGAACGACACCGGGGAAATCGCCAAGTTCATAGAGTTCATGAGGGCGCCCGAGGAGATGCAGTACATAGAGACGCGCACCGAAATCAAGCAGACGATTGGCGCGCTCTTCGGCGTGATGCCCATCTTCCAGGCAGACCTCTCCACAAGCTCGGGGCTGAACAACGAGGGGCTCACAATCACGGTCACCACGCGGGCGATTGAAAGCGGGCAAAAAGTCTACAACGAGAAGGTGTTCCCGTTCCTGCTTGCGCAGTTCGGGATTACGGATTGGGAATACCGACTGAAGCCTCCGGAGGAGAAGGACGAGATGGCTGAAAAGCAGCGCGAAGCCCAGGAAACAGCGAACGCCGAGGCGATGAAGCGCATGGGCTTCCTCGTGGAACTCACCCCGGACGGGAAGTTCAAATATTCCGACAAGCCAGAAGAGGCGGCGCAGGATTCACCTCCCACACCTGGCTTTTCACAGGCGCAGCCTGCAATCGCGCAGGCGAACGCCTCCCGGCTTGACGGACAGCCGCAGGCGACGCAGGCTTGAGGATGGCAAGGATTTTCTACACCCGCGCGCAGAGGCTCGCGGCTGCGAAGCTCAGGGCGAAGAGGCGCACGTTCGACAACACCACGCGCGAGATAAGCATCGACATACAGCGCATGGTGTTCGGCGGACTTGAGAGGAAGACGGGCTACACGAAGGTGGCGAGGCGGATAGAGGAAAAGCACGACCTCCCCCCGCAGCAGGCCGAAACCATAGTCCAGACAGAGAGCCACGAAATCGAGGGCGTGATGCGCGAGATAAACTTCCAAGAGAGCGACCCGTACGGAAGGGAGAAGTACCGCTGGGTGGTGAACAGGGACAAGCGCCGCTGCGCCATATGCGAACGGATAGGCGACCGCACCAAGAACGGGGTGACGCTCGAGCGGCTCAAGGAAATAATACGCGAGGAGAAGGTCAGGGCAGGCATCAAGAACCTCGACTACGAATGGACGCCACATCCAAGATGCCGATGCACTGCCGCGCGGGTGTTCTCATGAGCTGGCGGAAAATCAACCACACCCTGCCGCTCACGAAGGAGGAGCTGGACAACGGGCACTGCGTCAGGCACTACGCGGTCAGGAGGAAGGAGGGCGACGTATGCAAGCCAGTGCAGAAGGGGACAACCGAAGGCTTCGACATAGGGACGCGCATAGTCATCAGGGAAATCATACGGCGCACAAGGACGAGCGTTATCTACTTTTCAAGAATTCAGAGGGGCGAGGAGTGTTAAAAAAGGTAATTGGGCAAAGAAGCTCATGCGCAAGGATTCTGCTGCACCCATTAGTGAAACTTTTTCTATCGTGAACGCCGAGGATAGGCTTTTCAAAATATGGGCGACCGTGGAAGTATACGACACGCAGGGCCAGCGCGTGCCAATAGAAATATTCAAGGGCGTGGTGCCAAAGCTGCTCACGCGGACTGTGCCATTCCACCTCGAGCACACAAACAAGGCCGTGGGCGAGGTGGTCAACTACGAATTCGGCACCCACCCAGAGTTCAACGCGCCGGGCTGCCTCGTCACAGGGAAAATCTACAGGGGCTTCCAGCTCGATGACGAGGCATGGAGGGGGCTGCAGGAACTCGCGCTCATGGCGTCAATCGGGGGGCAGTCATCGAGCAACAAGCCCGGCGACCTCGAATGGGTTGCACCCTGCGAGATAGCCCTCACGAAAAAAGGAGCGAACCCGGGAGCGAAGGTTGTGGAGGTTGCTGCGATGGCAAAGAGCGACATGAAGAAAGATACTCACGAGGACATGAGCAACAAGAGCGACGACATGAAAAAAGGACAATACTTCATAAAATGGCGCGGCAGGGAATACTTCACAGATGCCGACAATCGCGTCCACGCGTGGGAAAGGTTCTGGACACACAATATTGTCGAAGACGAGGAAGCATTCAAAAGAGAAACAAGCTACAAAGACGTAATGGAAAAGTCCGACGTCTCCGAGCGCGCGAAGGCGAAGAGCGAGCTTAAGAAGGAAGAAATGTCCGACGAGTATGCAAACGAAATGGCATGGAGATTATTCAGGAAACATTGGAACGGATTAAGCAGCCAACAGCAAGACAAAATCCAAGAAGAATGGGATGCACAAAAGTCCGACGTCTCCGAGCGCGCGAAGGAATCCAAGGAACACCCTGAACTCCCCAAGGAAAAGATGAACAAGTCTGAAGAGTATCACAATTACAAGGGACATGAGATATGGCTCAGAACAAGGTTTCAATATGTAATTTATAGTGCAAAGAATCCCAATATGGCTATTTGGGAAGATTCCAATGGCATCGAAGGCGCAAAGAAATGGATTGATGCCAATCTTAACAAAAGCGACCTCACGCCAAGAGGAGAAAAGGAAAAAGAATCCAAGGAACACCCTGAACTCCCCAAGGAAAAGATGAACAAGTCTGAAGAGTATCACAATTACAAGGGACATGAGATATGGCTCAGAACAAGGTTTCAATATGTAATTTATAGTGCAAAGAATCCCAATATGGCTATTTGGGAAGATTCCAATGGCATCGAAGGCGCAAAGAAATGGATTGATGCCAATCTTAACAAAAGCGACCTCACGCCAAGAGGAGAAAAGGAAAAAGAATCCAAGGAACACCCTGAACTCCCCAAGGAAA